TTGGTACCAACGGCGAGCCGACGAAAAAGCGTCATCCGGCATGGCAAGCCTGCCAGGACATCGAGAAGATGCTGCGCGAGACCGAAGCGGCGTTCGGGATGCGGCCAGATGCGCGTTACAAGATCATGCGCGACCAGGCGGCGTCTCATGGGCTCCTGCCTCTGTTCGGTCGCGGCCAGCATGAGGAAGTGCCGGAAGAGCAGCCGGCGGCGAAAGCGCCAAATCCGGAAGAAGATGCCCTCGGGATCCTCTCGCAGTTCGATTCGCCGCCGCCGACCCGAGTGAACTGACATGAGCGTCCCCGGCGCGTCGGCGGTCGCGATCGCCGCTTCGGCCGGTCATCTTCTCTGGCCGGAACCGGAATGGGTTACCGAGGCAGTCAGCAGAGGCTGGGAATGGGCGCGCATCCAGTGGCGTCGCGCCGCCAGTCAGGTCGGCGCATGGTTTGATGAAAGGAAGGCAGACGCTGCGGTTGCGCTCTTTCCGCGTATCTTTCGGTTGACGGAAGATCGGTTCGCGGGAAAGCCATTCAAGCTCGGCCTGTGGCAGGAAGTCATCGTCAGGATGTTGGTCGGGTGGAAAATCCCGGTCGAGACCCTTGACGACGAACATTCGGCGCCACGCATTGAACAAGTCAGGCTCTTTCGCCGGCTCTCGCTGTGGGTGCCTCGCAAGAACGGAAAATCGGAGTTCCTCGCGGCGCTCGCACTGCTCTTCTTCGTCCTGGATGGCGTCATCGGCGGACAGGGATATGCGTTCGCCCGCGATGAGAAGCAGGCCAAAGTCGTCTTCGACAAGATGAAGGCGATGATCGGCATGTCTCCTGGCCTGGCGGAGCGGGCGCAGTCGTTCAAGAAGTCGATCTGGATACCGAAGATCCGAGCGCTTTTCGAGTTGCTGGCAGGCAAGCCGGAGGGAAAGCACGGCCGTTCCCCGACAGTCATCGTCGGCGACGAGATGCACGAATGGGTCAGCGCGGAACTTGCCAGCACATTGCGGCAGGGCACCGGCGCCCGCCTCGAGCCGATCGAACTTTACGCGTCGACCGCCGGCACGAAGACGAACGCCACCGGCTGGGGCTTGTGGGAGGAATCGGTTTCCATCCTCGACGGGCGCATAGACGATCCGACGAGCCTGGTCGTCATCTTCTCGATTGAGGATGATGCCGACTGGACGGACGAAAACCTCTGGGCAAAGGCAAATCCATCTCTCGGCATTTCGCCGACCATGCAGTTTCTGCGTCGCGAAGCCGGGATTGCGAAGGACAGCCCGAGGGCCGAGGCGCATTTTCGCTGCTACCATCTCAACCAGTGGATCGACGCGGTAACGCGCTGGCTAAACCTGAAGAAATGGGATGCCTGCGTACAGGATAGGGCGGCGTGGAAGCTTCTGGTCGTCGAGGAGGGCGAAAGTTTCGCCGATAAGATGGCCGCCGCCGGCCTTGCCGGCCGCCGCTGCTTTGGCGCGTTCGACATATCGTCAACCGACGACATCACGGCGCTCATATGGCTCTTTCCGCCCGATGGGGATGATGTGAACTGGCGCGTGGTCTGCCGCTTCTGGGTACCGGAAGAGAGCATCGTCAAACGTTCGAAGCAGGATCGCGTCTCCTACGACAAGTGGCAGAAGATATGTGCCATCACGGCGACGCCGGGCGATTACGTCGATCAGGACTACGTCAAGGTCGCTATTCTTGAAGGGCTCGAGGTCTTCGACGTTGCTCTGATCGGGTACGATCCTTGGAACGCCACGAAGCTTTATACGGACCTGGTGAAGGAAGGCGTGCCGGAGGAGATGCTCCTTAAGATCCGCCAGGGGCATCAGACACTCGGCGAGCCTTCGAAATTCTTCGAAGGTCTCATACTGAGTGGCAAGCTCGATCATGGCGGAAACCCCGTATTGCGGTGGATGGCTGGCAATGCGGCGGTCCGCTTCGATGAGAACCTGAACTTCGTGCCGACGAAAAAGCGCAGCGCGGAGAAGATCGACGGCATCGTCGCCGCGATCATGGCCTGCGCGCTTGCTATCCAGCCGGACGAAGGTCCGTCCGTCTACGAGACGCATGGCATTCTGGAGATCGTGGTCTGATGGGTATCATGAATGCCATCTTTGGCCGTTCGCAGGGCGAGCCGGTGCTGGAACGCCGGGAACCCGAGATGGCCGCGATCACTTACGGTGCTCCCCTATCGATCGGCTCCGAGACCGGCTGGCTGGCTCGGGCCATCAACGGCGGCCGTACCAATTCCGGGGTGCATGTGTCCGAGTTCGTCGCGATGCACCTTCCAGTGGTTTATGCGTGCGTGAACCGCATATCGAACCCGATCGCGCGTTTTCCCATGACGATCATGCGCCGGCTCGATGACGGAAGCCGGCGTCCTGCCAAGCCCGACGAGCATCCGATGGCGGCGACCATAGGGACGCGCCCGAACGACTACATGAGTTCCCGTACGGTCCGCAAAACGACGCTCGCTCATGCGCTTCTGTGGGGCAACGGTTATCTGGAGATCGAGCGCAACAATCGCGGACAGGGCGTCGGTTTCTATCCGTTGCAGCCCTACCTGACGCGGCCCGTGCGCGAGGGAGGCGACACGTTTTTCCGCTCGATGATCAACGGGCAACCGGTCGAGTTCGACCATGATGATGTGATCCACATCATGGATCAGTCGCAGGACGGATATTGGGGTATGTCCCAGATCGCAATGGCCCGGCAGGCTGTGGGTTGGGGCCTCGCAATGGAGGAGTTCGGCAGCAAGTTCTTTGCCAATGACGCCAAATCTGGCGGCTTTCTTCTCCATCCGGGGAAGCTTACGTCGGCAGCCCGGCAGAACATCACGGGGCCGAACGGCGAAAGACAATTGAACCCGGACAATCCTGCGACCGGTCTCCAGTCTCAGGGCGGTCTGGATAATGCCCATCGCATCAAAGTGCTCGAAGAAGGGATGAAATTCATCTCGACGACGATCCCTCCGGAGGATGCTCAGTTTCTCGGCAGCCGGGAATTCCAGATCGCCGAAATCGCGCGCATTTATGACGTGCCGCTGATCCTGCTGCAGAGCCAGGAGAAGCAGACTTCGTTCGGCGCGGGCATCGAGCAGCTGATGATCGGCTTCTTGCGCTCGACGATCGATCCTTGGGCGGATGCATGGGAGCAGGAACTGAATTTCAAGCTGTTCACGGCCGAGGAAAGAGATCGCGGCTTCTACGTGAACTTCAACATGAACTCCATGCTACGCGGCGACATGTCCGCGCGTGCGGAGTTCTACTCCAAGCTCTTCGGCGTCGGCGGTCTTTCCGCCAATCAGATCCTCGCACTGGAGGACATGGACGGTGTCGGCGCTGTCGGCGACTACCATTTCGTGCCGGCGAATTACGTGACGCTCGAACGTGCCACCGACCCGAATTACGAGCCCAAGCGCACGCCGCCCGTACCGCCGGTTCCGGCCGGAAATCCGAAACCGAAACCGAGCGACGTCCAGCCGGAAGAGGAATTAGAATGAAATACGCTCATATCCTGTTGGCCGTCACTGAAGAACGCTGGGCGATCGAGCCCTCCAAGATGCAGGCCATCCTCGATTTCCTCGCGGATCAGTCTTCTGGCGTGAAATACACCGCCGAGGAGATCGAGGCGCGGCTGACGCAGAAGGCCGAAAAGGAGGTCGCGCGTCAGGACGGCCAGGTTGCCATCCTGCCGTTGCGGGGCGTCATCGCGAACCGCATGTCGCTGATGGACGACTTTTCGGGCGGCACAAGCTCCGAGGGCTTCGGCAAGACCTTTCAGGCAGCCATGCGGGATGACGGCGTGAAGGCGATCATCCTCGATGTGGATTCTCCCGGCGGCGCTGTCAGTGGCACCGACGAACTGTCGTCGATGGTCCACAGCGCACGCGGCCAGAAACCGATCATCGCGCAGGTCAATGCGCGCGCCGCGTCCGCCGCCTATTGGATCGCCAGCGCGGCGGACGAGATCGTGGTGACGCCGACTGGCTCGGTCGGCTCCATCGGCGTCATCGGCCTGCATGACGACGTTTCCGGCGCCATGGAACAGATTGGCGTGAAGAAGACGATCATCAGCGCGGGCAAATATAAGGCTGACGCCAATCCCTATGAGCCGCTTGCGGACGATTCGCGAGCGCGCATCCAGTCGAAGATCGATGCGGCCTACGACATGTTCGTCCGTGCCGTTGCCCGCAACCGTAATGTCAATCTCGCCGCTGTCCGCGATGGTTTCGGCGAGGGCGACATGGTCGACGCTGGGCCGGCCGTCTCCATGGGCATGGCCGACCGCATAGGTACGCTCGAAGATACGCTGAACCGCTTCGGCGCCTCTCAATACGGTACGTCTCCGTCGAAGCGTCGTTCGTTCGCCATCGAACGCGAAAAACGCGCCCTGGCGCTCTGATCAATCCGACACTGTTGCAGAAATCGCGCTCCCGGGGCCGGCCGGGGCGATTGCGAAGTCCTACCCGGCGTTCAGCACATGAAAGGGATTTTCCATGCTGAAAAAACTCCGTGAGAAGCGCGCAGGCCTCGTCGCCGAGATGCGCGGTATCGTCGAACTGGCGGAAAAGGAGGATCGTGACCTGACCGCCGAGGAACAGACGGCCTTCGACGAGAAGAAGGCCGAGAAGGATGCGCTCGACAAGCGTATCGAACGGGTGGAAAGCGTCGATAGAGCGTCTGCTGCGCTCGACGAGGTCATTCCGGCCGCTTCGCGTCGTTCCGGCATCCAGCGCCCGAACGGGCCGGAGGCCAAGAAGGAATTCGAGAATATGGGCGAATTCCTCCATGCGGTTCGGTTCAACCCGGACGATCAGCGCCTGAATTTCGTCGAAGGCATCGGCGCCGCCGACGAAGAGAACGGTCTCCGCGCGGAGCAGCGCATGGACGACAATGCCAGCGGCGGCTTCATGGTCCCTCCGCAGCTGCGCACCACGATCATGTCGGTACCGCCGCAGGACGCCCTTGTCCGGCCTCGCGCCAACGTGATCGAGGCCGGCAGCCCGCCCGACGCTCCGGTCACCATTCCGGCGCTCGATCAGACCGGCGACAACCCGGAGAACATGTTCGGCGGCATGCAGTTCTCCTGGATCGAGGAAGGCGGAGACAAGCCCGAGACCGACGCCAAGCTGCGCAACGTCACCTTGACGCCGCATGAGATCGCCGGCTTCGTGACCATCACCGACAAGCTTCTGCGCAACTGGACCGCGGCGAGTTCCTTCGTCGAAGGTCTGATGCGCCAAGGCGTGACTGCGGTGGAGGACTATAACTTCCTTCGCGGCGACGGAAATAAGAAGCCGCTCGGCGTCCTCAACTCCGGTGCCATGTATTGGGTCAATCGTGCCACCGCGAACCAGATCGGATATACCGATCTCGTCAACGTCGTGGCACGCCTTCTGATGCGCGGCGGTCAATCGCCGGTCTGGTCGATGCCGCAGTCGGCTCTCCCGCAGATCGCGACCCTGCAAGATCCGATGGGCCGCTACATCTGGCAGGCGAATGCGGTGAACGGCATGGCCGGCCAGCTTCTCGGGTATCCGGTGCGCTGGAACAATCGCGCGCCGGCCCTGGGTAGCAAGGGTGACGTCCTGCTTGCCGATTGGGACGACTACCTGATCAAGGATGGCTCCGGCCCGTTCGTCGCCGCGTCCGAGCACGTCAAGTTCACCTCGAACAAGACCGTGATCAAGATCTTCTGGAACGTCGACGCTGCGCCCTGGCTCACCGCGCCGATCAAGGAAGAGAACGGCTATGAGGTGTCGCCCTTCGTCGGTCTCGACGTACCGGCCTGACAGCGATTGTACACCCTGAGGGCCGGCGCCGAGCCGGCTCTTCTCGCCCCATCCCTCATCACAAGCTCAAGGAAAGGAGTTCGCCATGCGCGATCTCTCAAGTCTCGTTTCGGCTGCCGCGCTTCTGCCTGCGGCCGTCTACGCCGCGGACAACACACCGGCCGCAGTCGATCTCAACGGTTACGAGAGCGCGGTGCTGTTCCTGCATGTCGGCATCGGCGGCATCACGTTCGATGCGACGAACAAGATCGAGTTCAAGCTCACTCATTCCGACGACGGCACGACCTACGATGCTGTGACTGCCGACGATGTTCAGGGCGTTGCGAGCGTCGGAACCGGCGGCATCGTCAAGGCACTCGTCGCCGCACACGCCGCCGATGATGTGACCAAGATCGGCTACATGGGCGGCAGGCGCTATCTGAAGCTGCTCGCCGATTTCTCGGGCACGCATGGCACCGGAACGCCGATCGCGGCCACCGTCGTCAAGGGCAATCCGCGCTTCGCGCCCGCGCCCTGATCGGCAACGTCGTCGTTCCCGGCGCGCCTCAGCGCCGGGCTTTCCAACCGGAGATCAAGTTCATGACGAAAGCACTGACTGTGCTTGCCGAGTGTGTCGATGCGCGCAGCGGCAAGCGTTTCCAGCGTGGCGATGTGTTCGATCCCGCGCCGAACCCCGAGCAAGCCCGCCGTCTCATCGCGGCCAATTGCCTTCCCAAAGGGGCGCTTGACGTGGCCGTAGCCGCGGAGACGGAAGCCGAGAAGGCCGCCGAGGAAGCGGCGAAGAAGAAGCGCACCGAGGATGAGGCTGCGGCGAAAGCGAAGGCCGAAGCCGATCAGAAGGCCGCAGAGGAAGCGGCGAAGAAGAAGCGCACCGAGGATGAGGCTGCGGCGAAAGCGAAGGCCGAAGCCGATCAGAAGGCCGCAGAGGAAGCGGCAAACAAGGTCGGCAAGTAAGCCATGCTGCGCGTCGTCACCCCGCCTACGCCTATCGTTAGCCCGTCCGATCTCTCGGGCGGCTATGCGGCGGATGACGCGCGCGCGCTTGGCGTCATAGCCGCGGTGACCGAGATGATCGATGGTCCGACCAGCTGGCTAGGCCGGGCCATCGGTCCGCAGACGCTCGAACTCTCGCTGGAGAGTTGGCATACTCGTCATCATCACCACCATTGGCATAGCCACCCGCATTCCATTTTCCTGCCTTGTCCGCCGATCATTGCCGTCGAGAGCGTCGTATATCTCGATCTGAACGGAGATACGCAGACGATCGACCCGACGAATTATGCGGTCACCGACAATTTGCTCTGGTTCAAGCCGGGCTGGACGATGCCGACCTTCGGCTGCTTTCCCGATCCCCTTCGGGTCCAATACAAGGCCGGCTACAACGGGACTTCCGGCGCAGCGGCCGGCGAACAGCAGACAGGCGATATTCCCGCACGCGTGAAACAAGCGATCATCCTGACCGCGCAGCATATGTTGAACACTGCGTCGGAGAACCTTTTCCTCAGTGTCGACGAAGTCGATGGCGTCGGACGTCAGCAATATGTCGTCTCTGACCTGGCGCGCCAGACCATCGAAACCACATGTGACCGGTTGCTCGCCGGCCTTCGGGTTTATGCGGCGTGACCCCCGCGACAGCACAGGCGATGTATCGCCGTCAATTCGATGCTCATGGTCGCCGCATCACGATCGAGCGCCGTGTAGTCAATGCCGATCCGATTTCCATTCCGAATGTCCGCGTTCGCATCCGTGGCCTGACGCCTGAGGAGGTGGCAGGTGGCATCGATGTCAACCAGCGGAAGGCAATCGTCCTGGCCGAAGACGTGCCAGATACCTTCGCGCCATTGAAGAAGGGCGATTATCTGGTTGTGGACGGCATCAAGATGATGGTCGTTGACCGGCCCGATGACCAGACCCGGTGCGTCGGTGAGACGCTGATCGCTTATGAATGCACGCTGTCGGGCTCGTGATGGCTTCCGGCCGCATTCAGTCATTCCTTCGCGAGATCGACCTGATCGTCAAGGACATCAAGTCGGGGAAGACCGCTCGGCAGCAATTCGTGGATTTCACGCGCGCGCAGATCGCCGACGCCGAGGCCACGAACCGCCAGGTCGTCGGTCATGATGTACCGTACAGCGTAGCCGTCGATGGCAAGATCGGCGCACCGATGGAGACGGTCAAAGAGGGTGGCACCATCGCCGCCCACTTCGAACTGCTCGGCGGCATGCTCGAATGGATCGGCGAGATGCTGGTGAAGGGATCACCGGTGCTGACCGGCCGTTATGCCGATTCTCACATGCTGTTTCTCGACGGCGTCGAGCATGAGCCCGGCGCCGCGCTTCCGGACTTCGAAGAAGCCGTCTTTGTGAACGTTCAGCCCTATGCTCGGAAGATCGAGCGCGGGCTGTCCAGTCAGGCGCCGGACGGCGTCTATCAGGCCGTCGCGGCCGTGGCAAAGCAGCGGTTTGGGAACATGGCGTCGATCAACTTTACCTATCGAGGTGTTGTCGGCGGCACTCCAATCAACCAGACGCTTGCTGCGTCCAGCGGGCAACCGTGGTGGCTCGGCGGTGCCGCTCCACGCGCGGCCTCCGGCCTGACCGAAACTCAAATCGCGAAAGCCTTCGGAAAGACCGCGCATAACAAATCGAACGTCCGTTTCCCTGCTGTGATCGTGGTGCCCCGCTGATGGCTCATTATTCCGTCGTCACCGCCGTTGAGAACAGGATCAAGGCGAACTTTGCCAGTTGCCCGATCTATGTCGAGAACGAACTGACTGACACGCCGGCTGACGCTTCGGCATGGCTGGTGATCCAGTTCCCGTTCTCGACGACGGAATGGATCGAAGTCGAGGGGCCGGATGGCTCCGGCTTTCAGGAGGAGGGCGCATTTCGCTTCGTCCTCTCGGGGCCGCGCGGTGATGGTGCCCACACAGGCCGCCAGTGGTTGAGCCAGATTGCCGATCTCTTCCGTGGGCAATCCTTCGATGGCGTCCAGTGCTTCGCCCCGGATAGCCCGATCGGTGATGACAATAACGACGTAGGATCCGTGTACCGCCTCGCGATGGCGGTTCCCTACCAATTCATTTTCAACGGATAGCGCTTCCGCGCTTCAACCCTCGCATCCTGCGAGACCATGGCCGCCGGTCGTGCGGCTTCTTATTGCCTGAAACCAAGGAGAACCGGTCATGGCAAACAATCCGCTTCCCGTCGCGCGCTCGAAAATCTCGATCGGCGGCGCTACTGCCGTATTCGATCAGGCCACGGTCGCGGCCGATACCTACACGCCTATCGGCGGCGTCCGCACCGTTCCCGGCTTTGGCGACACGTATCAGGACATCACCGTCGAAGAAGTAGGGGATGGCCGCACTCGCCACGGCAAGGGCACGGCATCCGGTTCGCAGATGGAAATCGTGTGCTCGCGTCGTTCGGCTGACGCCGGCCAGATTGCCATGAAGGCAGCGGCTGACGATATCGACCAGTCCTACAACCTCAAGTTCGAAATCCCGAATGGCCGCGGTGGGAACGATATCTACTACATCACCGCACTGGTCATGTCGAAGCCGGTTGGCATGGGCGGCCCGAACGACACCCAGACCATCACCTTCCAGTGCCAGCCGCAGGAAGCGCCGATCGAAGTCCTTGGCGCCTGACGCAACCGGCTTCCTTCGAACGATTCAGGAGAATTATCATGACCGATCTTTCGGTGACTGCGGCCAATGTCATCGGCAATAGTGCCGCTCGCGAATCCGGCACGGCTGGCGAAGCGATCACGGCGGGCCAAGTCGTATATCTCGACCCGTCGACGCGCACATACAAGCTGGCCGATGCGAACTCTGCCACGGTTGCGGCTCGCCAGGCACGCGGCGTCGCTCTCAACGGAGCGGCGGCGGGTCAGCCGCTTGCGATCGCCACGTCGGGTGACGTCACAGCGGGTGCCGCGCTCACGGCCGGCACGGCCTATTACCTGTCGGCCGTGACGGCCGGTGGCATTGCGCCGCTCGCGGACCTGACGACTGGCGATTACGTCTGCCTGCTTGGCCTCGCCAAGAGCGCGACCGTCCTGACGCTCGATATCCAGTTCCCCGGCGTCAGCCTCTAATCCGATCTCGTGCGCATGAGAGGGCGGCGGTGTCTGTCGGAGCGCCGCCGCCCACCATCCGACATATCCGGCAAAGGAACCTCCGATGGCAAAGAAGATATCTTCGACACTCAGTTCAGACGTATCCGTCAAACTCGACGGAACGAATTACGATCTCCGCGTGAGCCTGAAGGCGGCTACGGCGATCAGTCGTCAGTTCGGCGGTATGAACAATGCCTTTTCGGCGCTTGGCCGTGCCGATCTCGATACCTACACCTTCATCATCAAGACCGGTCTCGCCCCGGAGGCGCAGCGCGAGCTTTCCGAGAATGACGTCGATGTTGCCGATGTCGTGTGGCGCGCCGGCATGGACAATCTCGCCGAGCCGCTCTCGCGTTATGTCAGTTTGCTCCGCAACGGCGGTCGTGATCCGGAAGCGATCGTGGCCGACGAAGAGGAAAAGGAAAAAAACGACGGCCTCCACGTCTGATCTCGCCGGAGGAACTGGCGGCGCTGATCTATCAGGCCGCCGTGGTTTCTCTTCGGGGATGGTCGGACGTGGATATCATGGAGTGCGATCTGCGGCGGCTCAATCTCGCGATTGAAGCCGTCGACAAGGCCAACATCGAGGAATGGCGCGAGCGCTACCGGATCGCCGGATGGAAGGTGGAATCCCCGTCCGCCGATCCTGACGACGACGAGGCGTTCAACGAGCAGCTTCGATCGACGATCGCGATGTTCAAGAAATGAAAGGCCGTTCGTCTCAATCGGAAGTTCCGCTGGGATGAACGGCGGCTTGGAATTCTGCCTCGGATATACCGCCGGACGCGTAGCAGTTCCCGATCTTATCGAAATCGCCATCCCATGACCGGCCTTCCTTCAGTCGGTCGATGGCGCGGACGCATTCGGTTCTGAAATCCTGGGCAGCGGCTATCTCGCTCCTCTGAGAGATAGTCTGGTAGAGATAGTATGAGCCTGCCGCGATGACGACGACGCAGGCCGCTCCAACGAGAATTTTCACTGGCTGCCCCCTCCAGATCACTGGCGGACGTGGAAGCTATCCGCAGGAACGGCAAGAGGCAAACGATTATGGCTGAAAGAGTCATTGCCGACCTCGTCACCCGTTGGAGGACGGACGGCGCCGATCAGGCTGCTGCCGCGCTCGAGAAAGCCGCTGCAGCGACCGAGAAGGCCGATGCCGCCATCACGAAGTACGCGGCCGACAGCCAGAAGGCCATGGCGCCGGCCACGGATGCTTTGGCGAAATCGCAGGATACCTTTTCCCGCAAGACGCTCGCCACGGAAAAGAGCATCGAGAGCCTGCAGAAGCGGATCGACCCGACGTATCGCGCATTGCGTGACTGGGAGACGGCCCAACGCAAGGTAAATCTCGCGATCGAACAGGGGACGGTCACGCAGGAGCGCGGGCAGCAGATCCTCGCCGGGTATGAGGGGCGCTATCGTACCATCGTCTCTTCCTCGAAGAAGATTACGGACGCCGTCAACGACAATACGAACGCCTTCCGGCTCAATCGCGTCGGTCTGATGGAGTTGCAGGCTGCCGGCATCAACGCCTTTCAGGCCCTCGCAGCCGGCATGAGCTTCGACCGCGTCGCCATGATGGAAGGCGGCCAGGTTATCGGCGCCTTCGTACAGGGTACCGAAGGAGGTCTCAAGAACGCGGTCAAGAGCTTCGGCTCTGGCGCTCTGCGGATCGGCGCCAGCATCATGTCGACGTTCGGCACGTTCCCGGTTGTCGCATTGGGCGCGACCGCCGCCATTGCTGGCCTCTACAAGGGATTTTCGGTCTTAGACGACTGGATCAACCACACAACGGCCGATGCGCAGGAATTCGCGACGTGGCTCGACAAGATCGGCCAGGGCGCGAACAGCACGGCCGGCTTCATCGACAAGGTCGGCAAGGCCATTCAGGGCATGTCGCTCGTCGATCTCAACAAGACGATGCGCGGCTCGGCCGAATTCATCCGTCAGCAACGTGCGCAGCTTGATAATCCTCTGGCGACGATTGCCGGCACCGAAGGCGTCATGAACGATCCGAAGTTCGTTCAGACTTACCAGCTGATCGATACCATCCTCGCCAAGTTGCGCGGCAACGGCTTTAAGAGCCTCGAGGATTTGCACCAGTCTCTCGACGACATAGTCAAGACGCGCCCCGATCTGCAGCGTTATGTCGAGGAGTGGGAAAAGCTCGGCGAGGCGATCCTGAAGGCGAACCAGGCTGCTGAACAGGGCGCCAATCAGGCAGAACTCAAGGCGCACGGCATGGGCGCCTACCAGCCGCGTGACGGCGCCGCCTTGCAGAAGTACTTTTCCGGCGACGCGCTCTCGAATGCGCAGCGGCAGCAGGCAGCCGCGTTGCAGTCGATCAACGCGCGGACAGTTGCCGAACGGGCCGCTGCTGCGGCGGCTGAGGTGGCTGCGCGGCCGATCGACTACAGCCAGAACCCGAACGTCCGCATATTCGAGGAATCGGCCGCCAAGGCCAAGGTCTTCGCGCAGGCGACGCGCCAGGCGAACGATGCGCTCCGCGACACGCAGGACGCGTTGAAGACCGCCGGATTGCAGGGTTACGCGCAACAGGTCGCGCAGATCAATGCCGAGATCGAACGGCAGATCGCGCTCAACCCTGAGAACGCCGACACATGGCGCAAGGTAGGCGAGGCACAGAAGAAGGCGCTCGATATCCAGACGAAGATCGCGCTCTTTCAGGGGCAGACGGACAGCCTCGCGACGATGAACGCCGAGGTAGCGGCGATCGGCAAGACCGACGACTATTACCGCATACTGATGGCGACCATTCAGGCGAAGATAGAGCTTGAACGGCAGGGCATCAGCGTCACCAGCGCCGCCGGGCAGGCCTATATCGAGAATGCGCGGAAGCTCTCGACCTTCAATGCGCAGATCGAGCGCCAGAAGGGTGCGTGGGATGATCTCAAGCAAGGCGGTGGCCAGGCGATCGACGATCTTTTCAGTGGACTGACGGACGGTACGACGAAACTCAACGATGTGCTCAAGACGGTCGGCACCGATCTGCTGAAAACGTTCGAGCAGCTGGCTCTTGCCAACCCGTTGAAGAACAGCCTGCTGGGAACCGATCTCCCGACGATCTCCGATCTGTTTACGAAGATCGCGGCACCGTCGCTTTCAACGCCATCAATCGTCGGTCTCGGCGCGACGCCGGCCAGCGCAATGTGGGTGCGCAACGCCGATATTCTCGGCGGCGCTGGCGGTCAGCAGGGCGGGATATTCGGTTGGCTCAGCAGTCTGTTCGGAGGCGGTGCCGCAAACGACAACACGTCGATGAGCGCCGCTGCACGCGCGATCAAGAGCATCGAGAGCAGCGGGAACTATTCGGCACTCGGTCCTATCCTGGCGTCCGGTGATCGGGCCTATGGCGCCTATCAGGTCATGGGCGCCAATATCGGGCCGTGGACGCGCCGGGCGCTCGGTTACGCCATGAGCCCCGATCAGTTCCTCGCCTCGCCTGGTGCGCAGGACAGCGTCTTCAACACCGTGTTCGGCGGTTACGCGCAGCAATACGGAATGAGCGGTGCGGCGCAGGCATGGTTCGGCGGTCCCGGCTCGATCGGCAAGAACGTGTCCGACGCGCTTGGCACGACCATGACGCAATACGTCGACAAATTCACTTCGGCATTGGGCGGCGCGACCAAGGCAACGGACGTTGCCGCGAGCGGCCTTGGCACTCTCGGCGGCGGCTTCGACAGGTTCGGCCAGACGCTGGCCAACATGCCGCTCGGCGGCGGCGGAGGCGGAGGCGGCCTGTTCGGGTGGATCGGGAGCCTGTTCGGCTTCGGCGGCGGCGGCGGAATTTCGGCCGGCGTTATGGCCCAGATTGCCAAGGCGCCCGGTGGTCTCTATGCCAAGGGCGGAACCTTCCCGCACGGCATATCGGCATTCTCGAATAGTGTCGTCGCGTCGCCGACGCTGTTCCGCTTTGCCAACGGCACTGGTCTCATGGGCGAGGCTGGCCCCGAGGGGGTGCTGCCTCTGCGCCGCAACAGCCGGGGACAGCTTGGCGTCATCACCGCAAATGAGAATGGTGGCCCGAATGTCCTCACGCTGGCACCGGTCTATAAGATCGATGCTCGAGGTGCCGATCAGGGTGCTGTGACGCGCCTGCAGCGCGCGCTCGACAAGCATGTGAAAGATCATGGGAAGATTGTCGCTGCCGGCGATCACCGGCTGCAGATACGCAAGACGAGGCCGGCATAGATGGCACGCCTTCTCGACTGGCCGCGTGGCCTCGGCGTCAGCGATTTCCAATGGCTGTCCGGGCCGCGCGCGATCAATGCAACGACGACCGAAACGGTTCAAGGGGTGACGCAGACGGTCGCTTCACCCTTCGGCGCATGGTCGTTTCAGGTGACGTTCCCGCCGCTGTGGGGCGCGAGGTCGCGCCGTCATCGCGGCTGGATTGGTGCCTTGCAGGGTGGCGCGAACGCGACGCGCTTCCCCTTCATCGACGGCGATCGGATGCTTCCGGCCGAAGCCGGTGTCAATATACCGAGGAACGACCAGGAGAGCCTTGCGTCGTGGGAAAATGGCAGGCGATGGTCGAACGGCCGCTTGTGGAAAGGACAATATCCGCTGGTGCCCGTGACCGCCGCTGCCGATCTTGGCGGCAGTCAGATCAGCCTCGCGGACGCATTTTGGGGACGTAGGCTCGATATCGGTGATTTCGTCGGGTTTTTGCCCTTCCACTTCGGGCTTTATCAGATCACCGAAGTTATTGTTCCTGGCACATATCGCATCTGGCCGACGCTGCGTGCAGCGTTGACGACCGACAGCTTCGCAACGCTCAAGCCGGTGATGGCGGTGCGCCTGATGGGTGAAGGTGCCGCACAGGTGCAGCGTGACGTTCAGGCCGCGCAGAACATGACCGCGTCCTTTATCGAGATCATGGACTACGACGTGCGCGATTATTTCGCGGAATAGGCCATGGCGCTCTTCTCCGCAGATGACATGGTCAAGCTCTCCGCCCCGCATATCGCGAGAGCGTGGTTTGCCGAGCTCGATCTGCCTTCCGGTTTTTCGCGTGTCCATAATGGAGTGGGGCGCGTCGCGGTCGGTGGCTACGAATGGCGAGGTGTATCCGATCCAGTCTCCGGCACGCTCGTGTCGATCGATGCGGTCGACGATCCCCGTTTCGGGCAAGCCGCGGCCGTCAACATCGTCCTGTCAGGCGTCAATGCCGATTTCTGGAAATCGGTAAAACGCGATGCCCGTGATCTGGAAGGCCGGTCAGCCAATCTCTATTGGGGCGCCTTCGACCAGGAGACTGGTGAGAACATCATGTTCAAGAAGCTCCTGCCGGGGAAGATGAGCGCTCCTTCGCTCCATCGACAGGGTATCGGAACACGGTTTATCGGGCTGACGATCGAGAGCTTCTGGCAGGCCCAAAATTATCCGTTCGGTGGCCGATGGAACGGTGCCGACCAACGCCGTCGCTACCCAGGCGATAAAGGGCTCGATCTGGTAGGCGTCGAAGTGGCGGAGCAGTGGCAATGAGCCGCGCCGCCGATCTCGCAGCTTTCCTAAAGCCCTACGCCGAAAAGCCGGTCGAATGGGGCGTCGATGACTGCACCGCCGTTTGCGCGAAGTGGCTGTGGCAGAACGGGCATCCGTTCGATCTGCCGGTCTATTCCAGCAAGCGCGAGGCGCAGGCGATCATCGTTCAGCACGGCGGCCTCGTCGAGACGTGGGATGCGCTGCTGCCGTTGTCGATCGGCGGACGACTCGGTGGGCCTGAGATTGGCGATATCGGCGTCATCGATACCCTGCTGCATGGTCCGGTCGGCGTCATCATCGGGCAGGGCGGCGTCTGTCTGTGGCGCGAAGAGCATCGCGGCTTTCACTTCATCAAGCCGCGCAACTTCCTGAAAGTTTGGGCCGTCGAACCGCAATGAAGTGGCTGAAGCTAATTCTCGGCGCTGGCACCTCATTGCTGGCGATGACGATCTATGCCCATGCGGATCCGGTTTCCATCGGATTCGCACTGTGGGCGACGGTCGGCGCGGTGCTGCCGTCTGTCTCCTTCGCCACCTTCGTCACGATCGGCTCGATCCTGCCTACCGCGCTGGCGGTCGGCGCATCGCTCGCTACGTCGCTTCTGGCGGGTCGACCTCGGATCGACCCCGGCAAGTACAAGGATACGTTCAAGGAGAGCAGCGGATCGGAGATCAACGCGATAGGTCGCAGTGAGCTCGGCGGTCTCCGGGCTTTCGGGAACACGAAAGGGGCGGATCGCTACAGGCTCGTCTGCCATGCAAAGGGACCACTGGTCGCGATCGAGGAATACAAGCTCGGCGGCCGGGCCGTCACGGTGGACAGCGACGGAACAGTCTCATCGCCGCCATATGCTAAATCTGCCGGTTCCTATGTGACCTGGCTGACAAAGATCGGCGACGGGACCGAAACGGCATGGCCGCAACTCATAACTGCATTTCCGTCAATCTGGACGACCGATCATCGCGTCCGCGGCATCGCGCAGAGCCTGATCAAGTACGTTTCTCCCGGCTTCACGAGCTCCCGCTTTGTGAAGATGTACCAGGGCGGCGAGCCTTCCGGCTCGATCGTCGGCCGCTTCAACACTTGCTACGACCCGCGCGACGTGACGCAGGACAAGGCCAATCAGTCCACGTGGAAGTGGACCATGAATGGCATTCTCGGTGCCGCCAGGATCATGCTCTCCTATCCGGACTTGACCGCTGACAGCTTCGATTGGGCGCAGATCGCTGCAGAGGCCACCAAGGCGGATGCGCTTGTCACCACGAAAACCGGGACCGAACCTCGATCGCGCATTTCAGGCGTATGGGAGTCGCAGTCGAAGCGTGGCGACACGATGGAGACGGTGCTCGACAGCGTCGGTGCGGAAGTCATCGTTTCCGATGCCGGCCTGATTGGTCTTCGCCTCATTGACGATCTGCCTGATGCAGAGATCCAGTTCCTGGCCGGACATCAGACTGAATTCAACTGGAAATCCGGTCCCGATGCCGTCGAGCGGCCCAACGTCTGCACCCTCAAATACTATTCGTCCGAGTTGAATTACACTCTCGGCGAGATCGACATGACGGGCATCGCGTGGGCGCGGATCGATGAGGAGGTCGATCGCTACGGCGAAAAGGAATTCGCGGTAGAACTTCCGTTTTGCCCGTCCGCAAGTCAGGCGCAGCGCATCGCGCGACGGCTGTTCGCACTGGCTCGGGCCGATACGGGAACGATCAAGACGAACATGGTCGGTCTTGCGGCATGGGGTCTGACCTATGCCGGCATCGAGGACGGCGACGCCGAGGAGACGATGCTGTCCAAGATGCAGCCTCCTCGGATCGATGACGAGGCCGGCGAGGTAGAAATTCCGTTTCAGGTCTGGCCCGATCTGCCGGCATGGAACCCGGCATCGGACGAGGCGGCCGCACCGGAGCAATTGCCGGATATCCAGTATGAAACGGATATGGCGACGCCGAACGCGCCGGTCGGCGCCATCGCGGTTCTGTATGCCGGCGCCTACGAAGTCCGGGTACCTATCTCGGGCGCCACTGACGGCACCGGCGTAGAAGCGAATTTCCGAACCTACGCGAGCGGCCTTCCCAATCCGTGGCAGGCCATGAACGAGGTCGGCCGCACGCTCGCATGGGTCACTGGCGACTATCGCGGTCAGGAACTCGACTTCCGCGCACGCGTCTTCAACGGCGACGGCGAGACGTCGTACTTCTCGGATATTGGAACCAATCCCGCTCTGGCGGTCGACAATAGCGCCCCAACCGCGCCGACAATTGGCCCGGTGTCATCGGTGATCGATGGAACAGGGGCGACCATTGGATATACGTCGCAAGTCTCCGGTTCATCCATCACGGCGGTCAAGATCATCATGAGCACGACGGCCGGTGGCGGGGGAACGGTCAATCATCGGCCGGGTGATACCCATTCCCTGACTACGACATTTGCGCCGGGCGACCCGATCACCTTTTCGGCGACGGCCTATTCCTCGAACGGAACGCCGAGCGCGACCGCGACCAAGGTTTTCAATCCAATCGGCGGCTGACCGCCTCCCTCAGAAACATAATCGGAGAATAGCATGACCCTCTTTACCAAGCGGGCAAGTGATATATTCGCGCCCACCGATGCATCCGGTACCAGCCGAAGCGTGGCTAATGATGACGTGCAGACGTGGGGTTATGAGGTAGAGAGGAGCATCAACGCAGGAATCAGCGCCGGTGCTCTCGTCTACGCCACCAAGGCAGATATTGATGCCGATCTGGCGCATCCGGCCAATACCGGCGGCTGGGTCGTGGCCGATCCGATGGCAGCCAATAACGGCATCTATGCCAAATCTGGCTCTTCCGGTTTGGGTTCGTGGGCGCGCATGGACGATCTGCCGGTCGGTGACGATGGTTGGTCGCCGCTGATCCGTTTTACCAGTGATGGCGTTCGACGCGTTCTTCAAATCTACGATTGGGCCGGCGGTGCGGGCAGTAAACCGCAGATCGGCTATTTGGGCGCGACGGGTCTTGTCGCCGACATTGCGCTGGCGACCGATATTCGCGGGCCACAAGGTGCGAGCGGCGATGGTTCTGGCGATATGGTTTTCGCCGCTGATGTCATCGATGAAGACGACATGGCGTCGGACAGCGACACAAAGGTTCCGACGCAGCAGAGCGTCAATCAAGGCAAGCTCCAGAAGGTTACTGATCGCACGGCCATGAAGGCGTTGGCCGGCTCAAATCATCTATCCGCCTATCTCATGGAGGCAGGCCGCGAAGGCGTCTTCAACTGGAGCGGTTCTAACCTTTCTGCCCTAGTTTCTGCCGACACAGCAGAGGGGATTTTTGTCGCTCCAACTTCCGATCCCACCGGTGCGAGTGGCGCATGGGTGCGTCAGCGCGATAATCCGGTAATGTACGCAGATTGGTGTGGTGCTGTCGGTGACGGCGTCACGGATGATGCAACGGCCTTTCAGGCTGCATTGAATTTCGTTTCGGCAGTTGGCGGAAAGTTTGCTCTCAAGGCCAAGAAATACATTGTGGCGGCGGCCCTGACGCTTGCTCTACCGAATGTTGGGTTAGCCGAATGCAACCACGTCAAGCTCTGCGGTGAGGGCGGGGCGCTCACTGTCGTCAAGTATACGGGTGCGGCTGCTTCTCAGTTCCTGACGATCACAGGGCCAACATGGGGACAGTCGGGTGTAGGAGCCAAATTTCGGGTCGAAGGGATTACCCTCGACGGTGGGGATTACACCAAAAACGGTTTGTGGCTCCAGCGCTGCATTAACTACGAGTTTCACGACGCCCATTTCACGCAATGGTTAGAAGGCCACAGGCTTACCGACGCTGTCCTCGGTCAGTACAGCTATTGCATGTGGACGTTCAACGTTAACGGCCTTTACACAGAGTTCACCGTTGGGACGAACAACTCGCCGGCCAATGAATTGACGTTCACCGGTTGCGGATTTACCAGCAATAGGGGGTATGGCGCATGGTTCAACTACAGCGCGCCCGTGACGTTTATCGGCGGAACAATCGAAGGTAATGGCCATCCTGGCGTATGGCCAGCTATCACAAACCGTTGGGGCATTCGTATCGACAACGGCGGCTTCAATGGCGCTACGCCCTTGAACATGTACGGAACCCACACCGAGAGCAACGCCGGTTCGGCGGATGTCTATATCGTCCACGGCTCACATGACGCATGCGTCTACAACATTCAGGCGATTGACTTCATCAACAACGGTGCGGCCACGGAATGGGTGACCAATTCCATCGCTTTCGTGAGCGGGACGGGCACCGCAACTCTGAATATCAATGGATGCGGGTTCAACCACGTCAACGGTTACACGCCGTCAGCGGCGAGGGCCAGGATTGGCCTTTACGGCACCTTGGCCAATTGTCGGGTGAATATTGATCCGTCTTGCCAATTCTCCAGTTCGGTCGATGCGCCGACCGGCATGGGCAAGGTCGCGATCACCAACTCGGTACAGTCTTCCGTGACAGCCGGAGTCCGATTTACGACCGGCGCGTCTCCAAGCATGTTGAAGCAGGTCAATGTCGCCAGCGTCACGCATTCGGCAACAGGTGTTTATGTTGTCACGCTGGCGGTTCCGCTTCAAAACGCCTCCATACTATACGAGGTGACACTTGGCGGCGGCGTGGGGTTCGTCTCCTTCGCCGGCATCACGGGCGGAACGACTCCGACCGCGTTCACTATCAACACCTATAATAGTTCGGGGACGCTGGCGGACGTTGGGACCGAGATATCGTTCACGGTGGTTGGCGGCCTGTATTAAAGCGGCCAGCCGAACTCCTTTGCGATGTGAGACGGTATCCTCTCGGCCATCCAGTCCTGCGTTTCTCGTGGGAAAACGCCCTTCCATTCGTTTGTCTTGCCGGAACGAAAGCGACTGCCGGAACGGTCAGTGGAAAAAACTCCAGCCATCCGTGGGGCGTCGAAAAAGCGGAGGACACGGGCTTCAAACCCCGGGCGGTCGGAAACCATTTCCTTGTGGCTGGTGAATAGAAGATCACAAGGCAGATGCTCCCGAGCTTCGACCCATTGGCGGATCCATTCGGTGCGCCAAGTGAACTGGGCGCGTACCTGATCGTCCATCGGGAAGTCGGAGAGGTCGGGTCCGGAGTTGTATTGCATTCGAAATTCGCGTGCCGCCGCCTCGTTTCGTTTCCACTCCTCGTCCTGACCATGCCCGATTATGTGATAGTAAGAGGACAGGGCGGCTTGACGAGGATCGCGGACATGAACCCAAAGCCGCTTAACGCCGCCTTCCGCCAAGGCGCGACGGTTCCATGCTGTAGGACGCATATGGCTGTGACAGGCCGTTCCGCCTTTCAGGAACAGTTGCAGCCTCTTTGGCGTAAGATAAGCACGTTCAAGATCAATCGGATTGGCAATGCTGTGCTCGACGCTCACCGCGCCCGCAGCAATGAGAGAATCGTAGAGGAACGTTCCGCCTGACTTCGCCATGAAGGCCGAAAGAAATGCCGGAATGCCTTCTGCCCGCGCCTTGATCAGTTGCTGTTCTAGTTCATGTTCGACTGTAGGAGTAAGCGCCTCGAAAAGCTCAATCGTCTCAGGTAGATCGAGAGCCGCAAGGCTATCCTCCATCTGTGATCGTATAGTCGAAGCGTCGATCTCGGGAAGTTTCGTCGTTCTACGGCCCAAAACAGACCGTTTCAAGCGCAATACTGTCGATAGCCCCATTCGTTGCCCAGCCCCCTTCCTGCGAATTTGTTGCATCAATCCGCAGGAATTTCAACCACTGATCGTCAATCGGCTGGCTATGAGAAAGCAGAGAATTTCCGGATGCCGTTGCGCCACACCGTCTTGATCCTCTGGATCAGTGATTGGCGCACCACTGGAAGTGGCAGTTTTTCGTCGGACATGCGGTTGCTCGGCGAGGCGCTCGCAAGCAGGGCATTACGGACAGTATCCTCGGGTTCTCCGAAGGCGTGCGCGATCAGAGCGACGGCGGCATCGAAAGAGTCAGTATCGAATTTTCGGGGTGGCGCGCCACTCTCGTGGACAATCGCAACGTATAGCCCGGGAGCGCTGCGAATTCCGTCCGTATATTCGGTCATGCCGAACACTCGAATATCCCTGTCGGGGCCGAGTTTGCATCTGTAATTCTCGCAGATCAGCTTAGGTGTCATGCCGCGTCAGCGGCACGTACGATGCCGAGCATGGTAGAAGCCCTCCGAAAGCCGGCAAAACAAAAGCACAGAGCGGTATCGGAGTGCAACCAGAAATCGAAGAAGCCCGGCCGCTTGGGATGTTCGGGTGAGAACGAGCGACCGGGCCTGTC